CATATATACTAACTCCGTTTACTGTAACATCTGTTATTGTTCCTTCAAAAAAATTATTAGATATTTCAATTACAGCAACATTATCCTTTAAATCCCTTTTAACAACTAATTGATTATCTAATTTAGACGCAAATGGAGGATAATTAGGATCAATATCTACATAAGTATAAGCGGCTGATTTAGTGCTTTCTTGATTAGTAGCTGGTATTGTTGTTTTTGCATCAAAATATCCTTGATTAACTCCGCTTTGCAAGTTGTTGTAGGATACACATTGATTATCTGCTAAGGCACTAAATGACATTATTTATTTAATTTAGCTTCTAATTCTGCAATACGTTTTTCTAATGCTGCTATTTTTAATGTATGAACATCCATGTAATTTACAGATAATTTTTCACTACCTGAAACTGCGTCTGGAAGGTATGATTTTACTTGCTGAGCTGAATAACCATATCTAATCGTATTACTATCTTCATCTGTTCTAGTAAATTTAATTACATCTAATGGTAAATCTATGGATGGGTTTGTTTCTAATACATTCTTAAATCTTATATCAGATGTTTCAAAAAATGCTATTGCATTTATACCAGTTGCATCCCAAAAACCTATATCACTATAAGAAGCACTATTATTTCTATATAAAAAATAAACTTTTCCATTGCTATTTCTACCCTGTATTCTTCCTCCGTAACCGCTATTAGCATTTGAAGCGTAAAAATCAAGATTGCAATTTGACGCACCACCATCTCCTAATTGAACATTTACGCCATCTCCGTTACTCATTTTAATTAATGAACCAGTATCACTAATATCTGAATTACCTATTGTAGATGAAGATGTAAATTTAACTACTCTATTGGTTGTTCCTGACACTGACACAGAAGTGCCTGAAGAACCACTTACGCCACTTGAACCACTAACGCCTGAAGTACCATTACCACCTTGTGCGCCACTTGTACCTGAAGTACCGTTATTACCATTTATGCCAGAAGAACCAGAAACACCGCTTGTTCCATTTACTCCTGAAGTACCGTTTGCCCCAGATGTTCCACTAATGCCAGCCGTTCCGTTTACACCTGAACTTCCATTTACACCACTGCTTCCATTTACACCGCTTGTACCTGAAGTACCGTTATTACCATTTACTCCACTTGTACCTCTAGTGCCACTTGATCCACTTGAGCCGCTTGATCCACTAGAGCCACTAACGCCGCTAGTACCATTAATTCCTGAAGTACCGTTCACACCATTTATACCTGAAGTACCGTTCACACCATTTATACCTGAAGTACCAGTTAATCCGCTTGTACCATTATTACCACTTGTACCGCTTAATCCACTTGTGCCACTTAATCCGCTTGTGCCATTGATACCACTTGTCCCATTAACACCACTTGTCCCTGCTAGCCCAGAAGTACCGCTAGTACCAGAACTACCATCCCCGCCACTTGCACCTGCGAGGTTTACTGTCCAAGCAGTGTAAGTACCCGAACCAACTGTTGCAATGGGTGCGCCGAATGATAAACTACCCGTTATACTAGAATATGATGTTACGGGTGATTCTTGATAATTGCTTCCGTTATAAACAATGATAACAGTTTGAGCTGGACTATAAGCTAATCCTAATCCTACTGATATTGTACCTGCATTGCCTAATGTAAAAGATGTAGCTGAAGTGGTTAAATATCTATCTCCACTAACGCCATTTATACCACTAGTGCCTGATGAACCGCTAGTACCCGTAGTTCCTGATGAGCCTGAAGTACCCGTAGTTCCTGATGAACCACTAGTACCTCTAGTTCCAGATGAGCCACTAGAGCCACTTGAACCTGATGTCCCAGTTGTTCCTGAAGTTCCAGATGAGCCTGATGAGCCTGAAGTACCCGTAGTACCAGAAGTGCCATTGATGCCACTAGTACCACTAGACCCCGAAGAACCTGATGTACCAGTAGTCCCCGAAGTGCCATCAATTCCGCTAGTGCCTGAAGAACCTGAAGTACCCGCATTACCGCTAGTCCCAGAAGTGCCTATGCCACTAGTACCTGATGTACCAGTCGTACCACTTGATCCATAAATAGGTATATTCAATACATTGCTACTAAAAGTAGCCGGTCCAGTTACGCCAAATGTGGTTAAACTAATTGGTAGTTGATAATCCACATTAGGAGTTGCAGTTGCAAAACCACTTGTACCAACCTGCTTTATTATGCCTGATACATTAGGTATTTCACTAAGGACTGTATTTTTGCTCATTTTCTATTTTTTATTCTGTTTCAACAGGAACTTCTTTTGCTTTTTCTAATTCAATAGCTATTTTTTCAATAAATCCTAGTATCTCTTTGCCATATTTTGTTGGCAATTGCTCATTAGCATAATTCATTAATACTTGAACTTGTTCAGCGTTCAATGATGGTACCGGTAGTTGTTTTGTTTCTTGGTTCATTTTTTTTAGTTTTTTTTCAAAGTTAATTAAATTTATTATACTGTCGTATTTTCTACACTATTTTCTGATGGAGTAGCCCAAGGTAAGGGCAATGTAACCTCAACAGGGTTAATTTGTAAAGCAATATTGTTTTCTAAAGCTAATTGCATAGCATCCACAGGTAATATTGCCTCTAACCATCCAATTACTTCAGCTTCAGTTACATCTGCGTAAGGTATAAAGTTTTGTGGATTTGGTTGTGCTACACTTGATGAACCATAAGTGTCAGCAAAGTAGGTTTTATCTCCATCTACTTGTGTTGCATTGTATCTCCAATGAATCATATTGATTACATCTGGTAAACCTTCTGATTCTACTGCACAATTAAGCTGCGAGATTACGAACTGAAAATTTGTCATTTTATTTAATTTTTATTAATTGTTCTTGGTTTTCTACCCATTCTTTCAGGGTATTTATATTTCCATATAAATCCATAGGCTTGTTTATATTCTCCATTTAAGCATTTTGATACATTACCCTGATTAAATTTAAGTTCTCTTTGTACCTCTCTTGCAGACTCCCATTCTTTAATAAATTCGCCATTTAAAGTTAATTGTAATAAAGGTTTACATTTTTTAGAATAATGCTCAAATGCTATTTTTTTGCCAATTTTAGATTGTGCTATTAATTTCTTACTATGTTCAGTATGTTTATACCCACTTGGTATTCCCTTTCTTGAATTATTATATTCTTTTAATTTATCACTATTTCTTAAAGCAGACATACGTTTTTGTTTAAATTCTTCATTTTTATTGAATTCTTTAAATAGTTGTGATGCTTTGCTTCTTTGAATATCACTAATTACTCTTGTTTTATTCCATTCTTTTATAGAATCAGATAATTTTTGTTTTGTTTCATCGGTTATAATTTTACCAATTGTCCCATCCCCTCCTTCAGTCATATTTACTAAACATCCATTACTTAGATCACATCTACCATATAATGCTATAAACTCCTTTTCCTTTTCTTTTGCTTCATCCCAAGTTAAATCATCTATTAAAATTTCTACTTCATAATCAGATTTAGACACAATTCTTTTCCAATGTATATTTCTTTGACTTTTTTTGTTTGCCCTGAAATATGATTCATCCGAACCTATCCCAATATAAAAAGGTTCATTTTTGTCAAGCCTGATATGTCGGTAAACGTATGCCATTATTTTGTAGCTACAAATTTAAATAATTGATTAATGTACCAATATTTCATAATTATTTATTTTTTAATTCGTCTATTTCTGCTTTTAGTTCTTTTATTAATAATTAACAAGCCATTAATACGCAAGGTACACAATAAGAACCATCTTCATAAACACAAGTAATATGATTAGATGTAACTTTTGCAATTGTTTTACTTCTAACAATATCATCTTCTTGTGGTTTTGCAGTTCCATCACCTGCTGAAATCAATAATTGACCTTTTTCTACTACTACTCCTTGTGCAATTCTTATAATCATATCACCTGTCATTGCTATGTTCATATCATTTGTTAACAATTCAGAATCATATTCCCAATTAACAAAAACACCTGCTACATTTTTATCACCTTCTACATCTGAAATCTTCATACAGTTTAACTGCTCATTTTCATAAGGCTCTTTTGTTTCTGGGTTTATCCATTCAGCCATTTTATCAAGATTTGACATTACTGTACCCTTTAATAAACCTTCTATTTTTTCATTTAATTCCGTTTGTGAATATCTTGAAAGGTGACCACCATTATAGGAAACAGTACTTCCTGAAACAGATATAGTTCCCTCAGTTACATTTGCGTGTCTAAAATCAATTAAAGTACCGTCTGAATTTTGTCTGTTTATAAGTACAACTCTATCACCTGAGTCTGCTGAATTATTAGTAACACAAAAATAATCATTTGGAAACCAAACTACTCCTGTATCTGTATTATTAGCAGCTGTCTTTTGAAACAATATTTGACCCCCCGATGTGATTCTCATTCGTTCGGTATCACTTGTATTAAACTTTATAGGACCATATCCATCACTCCAATAACTTGCAGATAAAGTAATTCCATTTGTGCCTACTGCATCTGGAACTATATTTAAGGTAGAACCAGAAACTCCCCAATTAAAACCATTTGCTATTGTACCATTAACAGTAAATTTATTACTTAAACTTGTACTCGTTCCGATTCCAACGTTACCAGATGCATTAATCATTAATCTTGATGTACCAGCAGAAATAGGGTTGCCATCTTTAGCATTGCTTTGCATAATATGGAAATCACCAAATGCAATTTGGTTTGTAGCTATTCCCCAGTTTCTATTTGTAGCATCATTAAAAGTATTGTATAATCCTATTACTGTTGCATTACTTGCAGTTGCAGATAATGATAATAAATGATTAGGCGAAGTCGTTCCGATTCCTAAATTGCCTGAAGATAATGTCATTCTTGTAGCTACACCTAATTCTACAAATCTAATTGCATCTGTATAACCAATAGAACTATTTGTAGTGCTGAAGCGAATATCATCTCTAAATTGAGCAGCCCCATTTACATCTAATTTATATGAAGGACTTACACCTATTCCAATATTAGAACTCACTTCTTGTATTACGCTATCTCCTATTGTACTTGCACCTGTAAACTTAGGTAGGTAGTTTGTTGTACCTGAGCCTGTTATTACACCTACGGGAGTGGTACCGCTAGTTCCTTGCGCACCAGAAGTACCAGAAAGACCACTAGTTCCACTTGAACCACTTGTTGCAGATGTACCGCTTGAACCCGAAGTACCAGTCGTACCCGAAGTTCCTGTGGTACCCGAAGAACCACTTGTCCCCGTTGTTCCAGAAGATCCACTGCTTCCACTTGAACCTGATGAACCTGATGATCCACTAGAGCCAGAAGAACCACTTGTACCTGTGGTACCAGAGCTGCCAGATGTTCCAGAAGTACCAGAAGTTGTACCAACAGCTATGCCAATTTGTTTGATATTGGTAATGATTGATGGTGCTGCTGGGATTGAACCACTTGCAGCTACTGCTGTAATTTGAACATGCTCATTAGTTGATTGGAAATAAACTTGGTAATAATCATTTGCAGTTGCACTATCTATAATAGAAACGAATGGCAATGATTTTGATGAATTAGATACTAAGCCTAAGATAGAATCAGTTCTAATAATTTCTGTACCATTTTTAACTAACCAAATATTAACGTCAGCAGCTGTGCCTTGTGTTTTTTCTATTTGAAGTGAATATCCTATTTCATAGATACCAGTATGTTGAACTGTTATTTGAGAACCTGAGTAAGATATACCAAAAGCTAGCTCTTGATTCGTATATGTAATTGCTGTCGCTACATTTGCGCCAGTTACCACTTGAGTGGATGTACTTGTAAACGCACCATACCAGTTAGCAATAGAAGCTCCTGAAGAACCATCTATACCATTACGACCTGTGGTACCGGAAGTACCTGTGGTACCAGAAGTACCAGTGGTACCAGAAGTGCCGCTTGAACCTGATGAACCAGAAGTACCCGAAGTGCCGCTTGAACCATCTCCACCACTAGCGCCATCTAAGTTCACTGTCCATGACGAATATGTTCCACTACCTACTGTTCTAGTAGGAGCCAAAAATGTTAAAGAACCTGTATTTGCATCATATGATACCACCTCGCACTCTTGAAAGTTTGAAGTATCATAGACTATAATTATTGATTGAACAGGGCTATATCCCAATAGTGTTCCTACGGTAATAGTTCCTGCATTGCCTAAAGTAAATGTTGAAGTAGATGTTGTTCTATATCTATCTCCTGAAAGACCAGATGTACCTGTTGTACCTGCTGTCCCGCTAGTCCCTGTTGTTCCGCTAGTAGCAGATGTTCCTGAAGAACCCGATGTTCCACTAGACCCTGATGAACCACTGCTTCCTGATGTACCAGAAGTACCATCTATGCCAGAAGTACCACTGCTTCCACTAGTAGCAGATGTTCCTGATGAACCTGATGAGCCACTGCTTCCGCTAGAACCACTTGAACCAGATGAACCGCTAGAACCACTTGAACCAGAGCTACCTGAACTACCAGATGTACCAGTAGTACCGCTAGTGCCACTTGTAGCAGAGCTACCGCTTGAACCAGAGCTACCACTTGTACCAGAAGTACCATCACCACCAGAGGCTCCATCTAAATTTACTACCCAACTAGAAAATGTTCCACCTCCAACAACTCTGCTAGGATCACCAAATACTAATTCTCCTGTAACAACATTATAAGAAACTACCTCACATTCTTGGAAGTGAGTATTATCATGTACTACAATAATTGATTGAGCAGGGGAGTATGATAAGCCCGGAGAAACCATAAGATAACCGCCCGTTCCTAATGTAAAAATTGAAACAGATATTGTATAATATTTATCACCGCCAATACCAGAGGTACCTGTTGTACCAGAAGTACCTGCGGTACCCGCCGTTCCAGATGAACCAGAAGAAGAAACATAGCTAGATACAAAATTATCTATTTCTACATTATCGCCTACTTGCAAAGCATTATTAAGTATTACATTGTAACCATCTGTCGCTGTATAATCGCTTGGAAATAATTTTACTCCATTAACGAAAACATCTATCATGCCATTATCATATCCACTTGGCACATTGAAATTAGTTTGTCCTGCTATTGCTATATAATTATTTACAAGTCTACCTGCTGTTCCTGCAAATCCAGAAGTACCACCCGTGCCGGAAGTACCAGAAGTACCAGATGAACCAGAAGTACCTGCTGTTCCTGAAGTAATATTACCAACAGAATCAACAATACCATCGGTGGCAATTAACACACCATTTAATTCTCTTATTTTTACTTCACCCGTAAAAAGACCTTGTATTGCCATCTGATTATTTTTATGTGTTTTAGTACACTAATATTTTAACATATTCGCCTGTAACAAACGGAACAGCTGATGCTACCGTTAAAGTCGCAGTTGCACTATCCCATTTAACTTGATTTAAAACCGGAGTACCTGATGTTATAATTTCTCCAACATCGATACCACCTCTACTCGCATATAATAATGATTTATTTAATGCTTGACTAAATGAAATTACAACAGAACCACTACTAGCAAATTTGCCAAATTGTTCTGGGAATCTTCCGTTGCCACCACTTGAAGGATTTACAACAACACCAGCAACTCCCATCAACGCTTCAGCCTCAAACGCATACCCACCGCACATTCCATACACATAGTCTGTAAATCCATTTATATTTATTCCTGTATATCCTGTTGTGTTCACCCACTCTAATGCATTTGCTTCAATGCGAATTTTATTAGGCAATTCAAGATCATTTTCTTGATTTTGTTCAATTGCTTTTATAACAACTGCAACAGTTACTCTTGCTATATCAATTACCTCTGCTGTCGTTGGCATCTAGAATACTAATTTAGGATTATCAATAATAAATTTTGCTTTGTTTAATGATAATTGCGCAATTGTAATTCCTGCACCTAAAGCAACAGCATCATCAGCTGCATCAATGTATGTATTTAAATTACATTTTGTACTTAACCAATTATCTCTATCTAACAAACTTGGACTTGATACTTGTGCTTTTGATAATTTTACATTATATATTTTAGCGTAAGTTGAAAAACAATAAGACACAGTTTTATTATATAATACTGCGCTATTACTTCTCCACTCAACCGTAATTGTTAATGCATAATCTTTATCTAAAACATTTAAACTAATTGTATTACCAGAAGCTAATGTCCATATTTCATAATTAGTTGTTGTTCCTCCTTCAACTAAATATGATCCATCTGCTTTTTGCAAATAAACATATCTTACTGTAATACCTGCATCGCTTCCTGTGCTTGTATCATCTAATACAAGTAAATTTGGAGTAGCTACATATTGCGTGGCGGTAAAATTTTCTACTAAAGGCATAAAAAAACGTTTATCAAAAATACCAATAAATAATAACACAAATACAAAAAGCCCCATTATTTTTTTAATGGAGCTTTTTTGCTAAAAATTAAATTAAATTATTTTAACTGACTCTTGATGTTTTCCAAGACTTCTTTTCCGTTTTTAGCGGACAAAATGAATTGTGTTAGAGCATCAGTTACATTACCTCTGTCTTGTTTTGCAATAGTTGTAATCTCCTGACTGCCTATGTTTACCTTACCGGTTGCCATGTCAAAATTTAAAATATTAGTATCTAAAGCCTTTCTAATGGCTGCCTTTGTTTCTAAATTTGGATCTTTATAAACCTTCAAAAATTCTTCTGGATTTGATCTTGCCAAGTTTGCAGCTTCAGCCAAAATAGCATCATCATCAGTAAATTCATTCCAGTTTAGAGCTGCGCCAATTTTTCTTGCTTCTGCTGCTGTCAATGTAGAAATAATGCTTACTGCTTCTTTCAATGTAGCAAATCCTGTCAAGGTTTTTTGGCTTGCTGCCTTTGTATTTACCAATTTAAATAAAGGAGTTTTGCTAGTATCTCTACCTTCTCCTAAAATTGAATCTTGGTTAAAATTTGTAATCATTAAATACTCATACAATTCTTCATCTCTTTGATTGCCACCGACTAATGAGAATTTACCTCCAAATTGGAAGTTAGTAACTCCATCACTTAATCCCGGTACAAAAAGTCTTTCAATAGGTCTTTCTTTATCCCAATAATCCGCTACCACGATTTCTACCCACGCATCTTTGCCCTGCTTGGCTAAGTATGGATCTTTAATTCTATCTCTTGTAGGGATATTTGCTTTTGGATAAAGAACTGGGTTTCTTTGTCTTTCTTTTTCATCTGGATCATTGTTTTTAACCCCTGTAAGCATTTCAAACGTAACCGCTTGACCTACCTCTAGTTGTGGGATTGATTTCATCAGATCTTCAGAAATTGTGTTAAATTTTCCGACTGTTTGCATTTTTTGTTGTTTTAGTTATAAAATAATTAGACTACATGAGTCCATTTGGTTCCATTAATAATACCTTGAATAGTTGTTTTACCTATCTCAAATATTTCAGCAAGTTTCCAATAAGAAAACTTTCCTGTTTTATACAGCAATTTTATTGCCAAAACTTTATCTTCGTTCAAAATGGCAGAAGATCTAGAAGAACCTTGTAATATTTTTACCCTACCAGCCTCAATAGCATGTTTTGCATTTCGACTGTGGTCGCACCACTCTAAATTTTCAGCCCTATTATCAGCCCTATCACTATTTAAATGATTAACAATTTTAAATCTATCAGGACATGGATTTTTAATAAAAGCCCTAGCTACTAGCACATGGACAGCAACTACCGCTTTAATGCCATCTTTTTTAAAAGAAACAATTTTATAACCATGACTATTGCTCCCTGTTACTATTTTTTCTTTAGACACCCTCATGCCTTTACTATGATTCAATAATCTAGGAAGCATTTTTACCCTACCTAAATTACTTACTTCGTAATACCCATCATATAAATCGTTTTTAACGCCCAAAATTGGCTTCCAAATTTCGTTGTGCATCCCGTATCGTTTAAATAAAAATAAAAGAAAGGGTGGCCTAAAACCACCCCTCCTGTTGATTTATGCCAAAACTTGTTGACGTAAAAAGTGTTGCACACCGAGGCACTCGAGACCTTGCGCAGTAGTCCAAGAACATGTCCAGTTCATTGCATCTCCGTTAGGGTTAACTGGAGATAATGCACCTGTATGGATTTCTCCGATCATGTCATTACCGTACTTAGTTTGAGTTGGTACATAACGTACTCTCATTGCAGAATCAAAACCACCACCTTCAACTTTTACTCTGTTGTTGTACGGGATGTAGTAAACAGACTTGTTGATAGTTGTTTGGCTAAACAACACTGGTTGGTCTTGGATTGGCATTGCCATGTAATGTAATTGGAATCCGCCGTAAGATACTTTATCTACTGTCAAATCTAATTCTTTACCGTCTACAACGATACGAACTGATTGAACACCAGAAGAACCTAAAGCCTTCCAATATGTATCATGCGCACGCTTAGCTGCACTTGATCCAAACACTAAATAATCTTTAGGAGAACGGTTAGCAATTAACACGTCTAAAGCGTTATCAATGTTTGTTTGTTGTACTGTACCTAAAGTACCATTAACTAATGTAGAACCAAACATTTCAATGTATTTGTTCAAACCACGAGTTGTTTGTACCGGTCCACCACCATTTGAACCTTCTGTGTTAGCATCAGTTAAGATAGGGTTAGTATCGCTGAATGTTGTAACAGACATATCACCAGCAATGAATGCTGCGTTGATTTGACCTTTCAAACGGATTGCTTTCTCTAAGTGATCCTTAACGATAAATTTGTTTTGACCGTTAAATTCTACTTCGATTGTAGCTGCGTTTTGAACGTCAGTGATTTTAGAGATTTCTCTAAAGATTTGATACTTGTTAGTATACTTAGTTAAACCGAAACGTAAGTTACTTTGAGAAACTGAGTTCTCACCTACTGCTACTGAGAACAAACTTAATTTGTCGCCAGCAGTTAAAGTAGCGTTAGCGCCTGATACAGTCTTGATATAAACTGTGTCAACACCTGAAGTTGTTACTACGTTAGTTACGATTGCAGAAATAGCACCAGTTGGAACTAACACTAAATCATCTTTACGAGCTTGACCTGAAGTCGCTGCCGTACAAGTGAAGTTTAATGAAGTTGTACCAGAACCGTTTACTGAACCGCCAGTTGTATCTAACAACTTAAATAAACTTTCGTTTACAAAAGTGTAGTACAAAGGTTGACCAGTTGCGATTGGCTTTTTTCTGTCGCCTAACCATAAGATGTCTGTAAGAGCATCTTCGTTTTGAATGTCAGTCACTAATTTATTGATCTCTCTTGTATCTAATACTGGATCAATAGAGCTGACGTAGGCTTTATTTATTGCACCTATACTCATTGTTTTATTTTTTTATTGTGGTAAAATATTTTTACCTGCCTAATACACCCACCTTAGCCCTGTTTTTAATAGCTTCGGCGAATGATTCATTAGGTTGGGCAGGTGTGCTACCGACAGGTCTGCGAGCATTTTGCCCCTCCTCTACGATAGTTTTCAATCCTAATGATTTGCCATAGTTCACCAAGTCTTTTTCATAGTTTGGGTTCAAAGCTACTAATGCAATTTTTTGCAATTTTGCGACATCTGGAATCAATTTGCTTGGATCTGCCTCTTGCGGATTAACAGCTATTGCCCTTTGCCATTTCTCTGAATCTAAAGCTACTGCCATCAAATTTTCAGGTTTATCAACAGTGAAGTTAAATTTACCATTATCGCCTAAATCAATAGCAACTCTCTTGCTTTCCATTAGGTTTTTAGTGGCTTCATGTTCCTTAAAAAATTGAAGTGCTTGTTGAACTTGTTGGGCTTGTATTTCCTGCTGTTCAGCCATCCTGTTTTGTGTATCAATCGCCTCTTGCGATCTAGACACTTCTGGAATCTGAAAAGCCTTCTGTTCTGAAATTCTTTTTTGTCTTATCAATTCAGCATCAGCTTCTAATTGGATTAAGCCTACCTCCTTATCTTCATCAGATGCGTATTCAGACAATTTATACTTTGCTTGGTATAATTTCTCAATTTTGTCATCTGCTAAATGAGGGTATTGTAACTTTAACTCATCAAGAACTAAATCTTGGTGATTTACCGTTTCCCAATCAAATGCCTTTGCTTCTAAATATTTGTAAGCATCTCCTCCATTCTTTCTAAATTCTGCAAATTCAGCTACAAAATCATCATAGCCTAATTCTTTTAAAATATCTTTTGGGTTTGCCTTTTTTAATTCTTCTTTCCAATCTACAATAGTCGCTGCTGCCTCGCCTTCTTCACCTTCATTACTTTCACCATCAAATGATGGCATAGAAAAAGATGCTTGATTTTCTTCTAGTGGAGCTTGCTCGCCTTGAACCTGATCATTACCTTGTTCTACTTGTGCTTCAACCGGCGCTGCCTCTACGGGTGCAGGGGCAAACGATTGTGCTTCGTATTCTTCCGGTGTTGGGATGCCAGAACTAACCTTATAGGTTGGTCTAGCTGGTTCTTGTTGTTGTTCTTGTCCGTTTTGTTCTTCTGTCATATAGTTGATTTTCGTTTACGAAATTATGTAAAATTAATTAAAAAAATTAATTAATGTGTTGATCAAATTCTAAAAGCTCTTTAGTGTATTCAGCAACTTTGTATTTAGCTAATAAATCTCCGTAATGACCTACTGCTTTTACTTGAATCGTAACAAATTGCTGTAAGAAAATGCCAACTGCGCAATCTTCTTCTTGAGCTTGCTTTTGTAACTCTTTGTACATATTTAATACATCTAGCTCTGTTTCGTACCCAATTTCTAATGCATCGCCAATTGATTCAACCTTATCCTTCATTGCTTCAATTTCAGGCAAACTAGCGCAATCACCCATATCATTCATAAAGTCAACGATAATTTGGTAATGCGTCAATTCTTCTGCACTTTCATCTAAGAAATATTTCTGACTACCAAAGTAACCTAATCTTTGCAATTGGTTAGCCAAATGCTTCCAAAGGTTAGATTGATATAATTCCATTTGAAGTGCCTCTTGCAAACCTTTTCTCATGTTTGCTGATAATAAAGACTTTACCATTATTTTTCTATTTTGGGTGTTTGTATTTGTTTCTTTTCGCTTACTACTATTCTAGCATCTGCTTGTATTCTTTGAGCAATAACTTTTGCTTCTTTTTGAATTTCTGCTTCTTGAATATCTTTGTCTTTCTTGCCCATTTGGATAATGTAATCCCATTGTTTTTCTGCATTGATACGAGCAATATCGACCTCTAATTGAGTTTGTAATGTAACACGCTTCTCTTGCTCTGCAACCTGAACTGCCATAGCATTACCTTGAGATGCTTCCTGAATTTTTTGTAATTCAAATTCTTGTAATTTCTCTCTGCGCTTTTTAATTCTATAAGCTAAGATCATAGACGCCATCTTTAAATTCTTAGTACTCATTACTAATATCTTATCTTCTGGCTCTATAAGTCCTTGGCTATCTCTTATGTTTAATTCTTGAATTAATTGTTGTCTTTCAAAACTAGAAGGTACATCTTCAATAAAAATACCAAACTCATGAATTGAAATATCAGGATTAATTTGGAAAAATTTAACAGTTTCTTCACCTAATGACCTAGCATAACCTTCCACTTTACCTAATTTAACTGCAATCTGAACCTTGCTAACAATAGCATCTGCTAAATCTTGTATTAATTGTTTATCTGCAAAAGCTAATAGATACAAAGCATTGTTTGTACTTTCCATTGCTGCGTTTGCAACTGGAACCAATGTCTTAGCATTTGGAGTAGAACCATCTGTTAATTCATTTAATCCAGATATTTGACGCATCATATCCAAAGTATTTTGCAACTCTTGATATAATTGACCAAACACAGCTAATTGACCTGATGCCTCAATGGATACAGGTTTGTAATTAGGATTTTGACTTAATAAATCTGTTGATCTGTAAGGCACAACAAAGTTTGAGAAAATAAAATCCATAACTTTTGTAGGATTCATTTTTTCTCCACCACCACCAAAATCAACTCCCTCAAGTGCGTTTAAATCAATGTTAATCAAATAAGGAATTAACTTATTTGACATATTTTGTAATTTAAACCAAGTAAGACTAGCTTTATCTTCAAGTGGAATTAATCTTTCTGTAATACCAGCAAAGCGCATCTTATAAAAATTCCAAGAATAAAGCTGAATATTTAATTTAGTATCCCACCAAGATGATGGTTTTCTGATTTGATTCTCTGACATACCCCAATCGTACATATAGTCCGTTTGGATAAGCCACTTACACTTGTAAACTACCTTACGAGTAACAGGCATGAAAACTGGTTCTGCTTGACCTTTCATGGTAAAATCTATCATGTTAGGTATAGTTCCCATTTTATCAATAACACCTTCTTTGGTTACAGATAGCTTAGTTGCGTCTTGATATTTTGTCTTGCCAAATCTTACATTGCCTCTGTTGTCTACTTCTTCTTTGTATGTATAATCGTTCCAAGATAAAAATTCAAAATCCAAAACAAGCACTTTAAATCTATTCCAATATTTAGAATAGTCAGTACCATACATAAAGTTTGATGGATTACCAAAACGACCTGCTACGCTTTGTACAATTTGATTCATTTGCTCTACTGTAAACCACGGAGCAAGATCACCTACATATACTTCTCTAACTTCACCCCAATGCACTAAATCTGAAAAATCATTTTTAGCACAATAAGACAACACCATATTTTCAGGGTTAATCTCTCTTAATTTTACTTGACCATTTTCATCTATGTATTCTGTATAACCGCCCATTCCAAAATCAAAAAGATTTTCTATTGTGCGTTTTCTTTTTTCTTCAAATTTATTTTGATACATTGCTAAAGATGCTGCCATCTCTGCTTCCATAGACATAACGTGCTTGTATCCAAATTGCTCCTCCATTTTTAATTGCTCTAAATCTTGAGCTTCGCCCGGCTGAGGCGCTAACACTGGGCTATTAAGCAATTCTTGATTACCTGCTTTTTGTGCTGCTTCTCTCATTAAAATCTTTACCTTCATTTCGGTAAAGTAATTATCTTCTTCACTTTTAGCAATTGGATCTACCGCAAATGCATTTATATCATATCTTCTTTGAACTAATTTTGATATTGCTATCTCTCTAAACTTTGTTAAAAAAGATGGCGGAGTCCAATCAATGTTCAACCAAGTTTTATCTTGTTGTTCATCGACATTTAAAAGTTTTTTATATTTAGTTGTACTTTGTCTACCTAATGCATATTCTCTAATTTCGTTCATTTTGGATTGACCAAAATTTAACATATTGTTAGGAACATACCCTCTTGAATCACCCCACGCAGCTTTGCAGTATTGTAGTATCCAATCGTATCCTTTTTCTCTAGGATCTATCTGCTGGTTAGGGTATGTGTTGGTGGCCTGTTGCATTATACTAATGAAGATTTAATTAACCAAAATTAATTAAAAGTAAATAAAAAAAACAAATTAAATTATATTAATTAATTTAATATAATTTTCTGCCTTCCAATAAACTATCATAATTCATTTCCATTTTTGTGTTATATGAAAATCCGTTGTATTGAATAGCGATAAAAGGATCGGAAACCACATACTTCCCTAAACCCCCTAACGCACGGTCTATATGCTCATCCAAAGGCGTATTTAGGTATGTATCGTAAAACTTGCTGTTGACTATGTAACAGTGAAAACCGGTAAAATTATCTACTGTTTGGTCTTGACGAATCTCTCCAATGTATATGCCACTTAAATATATATCAAAATCTAATGGCTTATTTCTTAAAAAGTACGAAAAACTATCCGGATTGGTAAAATGAACATCGTCCTCCATTATACATATTTCAGGCAACCCCGTATCTTTGGCATACTGAACGCACTGCTTGTGGGCTACGTTAATTGCCCTTTTAACCGAATGAGAATCATATACAGCCGGGAAAAAGGAAAAATCTTTAATACCCTGCTCCTTAAATTCATTCATTAATCTATCAAATCTATCGCTAGCGTCAAAGTTATGAATTACCGCTATCTTCATTTAGCTTCAGTATTATGTTGTTTAAAGCCCCTTGATAAGTATAATACTTATTGTATATTTCTTTAATTTTTAGTTGCTTTTCAACTATATCTATACTTGGGATACTATTTAAAATTGGAACTATTTTATGGGCATCTTCTGCTTTTATAATTACCCCATAATCTTCAAAATTGGCATCGAAACAATTAATAAACTCATCGCTAATATAAACAGGAATAGTTTCGTATTGGAGGCACTCCGCTATTCTAAAGCTGTTTAACCCATATCCTCTAGGGCATAATCCAAATATAGATTGGCTGACAATACCGCAAAACCTATTAACATCGTGTTGTTCTTGAGATATGTAATAATCTGGATTTTGAATACTAAATACATAGTTTCTTATTGGATGAGTATTAGTGCCAATAAAAGAGGCAAAAATACTTTTTTTACCATTCCATTTAAAACTATGTGGCATACAAAGCAAAGGTATTTCTACCCCTTCTTTCTTACTCATATTAAATACCAATATATCTAAATCTTTAAAGTCAACCAAAACCCCATCATCATATTGGCAAATAGTCCAATATTGCTGATTTCTAGGTAACGCATCTACATAGTCTTGCAGGCTTTTTCTAGCTACTGGATCATTCCCGTAGTTGTTATTTACATGATATGATGTCCAATGGATTCTTAAATACGCCCTTCCATTAAACTCTGGTATAAATCTACTTGAAACCCATTCTTCAAAAATGGTATAATTTTCAAATGGATAAACCGTGTTTATGGTAGGCATAAACTCCTGCGGCACGTCTATCATATATTAAATTTTCTTACATAAAGTGCGTCAGTCCATGTATCGGCAACCCAATCCCCCGTTTCAACTCTTTCAAACCCGCGCTGCATCATGAAATAATCTAACTCAGGAATAAGCATACACCCTTTGTAGGTTTCTTTTTGGTTTACTTCTAGCAATGCGTAATCTATATTCTTAATTAAATCGCCCATCCCTTCTATTGCTAGATGCTCTGCACCTTGAAGATCTACGTTAAGAAAGTTTATATTTTTAAAACTATAACCCTTAAACAGAGTATCAACTCTTTTAGTTTTCATGGTTATCTGTTCTATGTAATGTACTTCAGGATGGATTAAAAGGTGAGTACCAAGCTCAAGCATTGATGAACTTTGGCTTTCATTATTTGACACATTAAAAACCACTTCGTCATTGTCTACATTACTTAGACAAGCGTTAAAAGCTCTTTGGTATTCATAAGGTTCTATGTTTTTTACCAATTCTAAATAAACAGATGGTATTGCTTCAACCCACAAAACATCCCCCTTACAATAATTATCGTATTCTTTTCTTTCTTGCCCTGTTGATGCGCCTAAATGAAGAACGCCTTTTATATCTAACTTATGCTTGTTGACTAAATAGTCAAATGATATCATCATATATTTTTGTTTTTGTTAACTTGCTCATTAATCCAAACATATAAATTATCTAAACCATTTTTTAAAGGCTGGTTTGGACGCCAATCTAAAACTTGCTCTATCAACTCGTTATTTGAATTTCTTCCTCTTACACCTATTGCATTAGATTCTATATTCTTTATTTTAATATTTTTACCTGAAATTTTAATTATTGTTTTAGCTAAATCATTTATTGATACCATTTCATCTGAACCAATATTAACTGGTTTTCTATAATCGCTTTCAAGCAATCTCATTACACCTTCTATACATTCATCTATATATAAAAATGATCTTGTTTGCAATCCATCACCCCATATTTCTATTTCTCCACCATCTTCTGCTTCGCAAACTTTTCTAGTTAATGCTGCTGGAGCTTTTTCTTTTCCCCCTTCCCATGTACCTTCTTCTCCAAATATGTTATGAAACCTAGCTATTCTTATATCAAGACCATAGTTTCTATAAAATGAATCAAACAATATTTCGCTAAATATTTTTTCCCAGCCATAAGGGCTATCTGGATTTGCTGGAAAACAATCGCTTTCTTTTAAACCTTTATTATCTGTTGACTCTTGTATTTCTTGCGGGTAAGCACAAGCGCTAGATGAAAAGAATAATTTTTTAACATTACATTTAGATGCATAAAAAGCTATATTCAAATTAACTAAAGCTGAATTATGCATAACATTTGCATCGTTATCTCCTGAAAAAATGTACCCAGCCCCGCCCATATCGGCAGCCATTTGAATTACTAAATCAAATGCATTATCCTTATCTCCTAAATAATGTTGATAAGGACACCACAAAACTTTGCTTACTAATTTTTCATCTCTTAAATCTCCAATAATAAATTCATCTGCTAGAGTATTGGAGTGTTCTGGATATTTTAAATCTACACCTCTGACCCAATAACCATCTTTCTTCAATCTTTTAACCATGTGGCTTCCTATAAATCCCCCTGCGCCACAAACTAAAGCTGTTTTCATATTAAAATTTATTTAGTTTTAAATACCATTGTTTTTTAAACCACCATAATCCCCATCCGTTAGCAGTTTCTTCTGAATGTAAAACTTTTTCTGCTTCAAATTCTCTATCTGCAATATCTGCTCTAGTAAATGTTTTTGGTACAATTTGACTCACTGCTCTATTTACTTCATCTGCATTAAAATCATGGCCTGCAAGTATGCCTTCGTCTTTTACTTTATTATACCATTCAATTACCTCTTGTTTTGTTTCTTTGTATGTGTGTGATGAATCAATGTAAACAAAATCTAAAAAACCATCATTAAACATTTTAGCACAATCTAAACTTGCATAAGGCATTACTTCTATATAATCACCCAAACCACTTTTTATAATGTTTTCGTATATGGTTTTCATTTGGAAAAAACCACCGTAGCCCATATTATCTATTGCATAAATTTTAAAATCTTTACCCAAGTTTTTTAATTCTTGTGCTAGATATATAACACTATCGCCATTTGCAATACCGACTTCTGCTAGTCGTGCGTTGTTGGGTAACTCTTTTGCAATTCTTTGATAGAAATGCTGAAAATCAAACATAATTAAATCATTCATAATTTTATCCATTCAGGTTTAACAATATCGCTAGTGTCTAATCCGCACCATCCTTCACTAAACCAAAACTGCGGAAAGATTACTTTTTTATCTTCATTTTTATTTAAATACGCACCCCACCAAGAGAATGTAGATGGCGAACATATTTGATGCTCACACCAGCTCATTTCTACAAGATCGGATTGCTCATCTGTATTTCCAGAATATTCGCAATCACCTCTATGCTTGAACGCTTCCATACACCAAGCAATATCATCAGAAAAGAATTTAAACTTACAATCAGGAAACATACTCATTGCTTTTTCATACCACTCTATTGTTACTTCGGGATGCTTATCTCTTAACGTTACATAATCGCCTCGTCTTACATGAACAGAAACATAGCCATCCATTTTTTTATATGGGAAATTTAACAAGTAAATTATTTCATTACGATAGTTGTCAAAGTATTTAGCTGTCTGCCTGTAACCTTCAATAATTATATTCTTGTCTTTCCAAGATGGATTGTATGGTAATTCTTCGTAAGAATGCTTTGTTTCCCATAAGTGAACTTTTTCAAGTCCGGGATTATAGCTGTCATTAATTAAATGCGAGCAATAGATAGGGTTCCATTTTGGGTTGCTAGTTTCATTTGGGACGGTAAAATCTAAGTCATATTTTAACGCATAGGCCATAGCCGTAGCACACTCAAAAAGCCAGTTGCCCATTCTTCCCGCGTTGTTGAAGGTTACCATAGGGGATAAAGTTAATTAATTTAATTTAATTCCCTAATTTTTTCTATTAATTTTTCTCTAAAATCTCCTGTTCTTTGCACATTATTTATATAATGAGATTGATTGTGGACTAGGTGATTATATCTTAATCCGTCAACTATATGAATTATTCGGCCTGACATTAACCAATTGTAATTCTGAAACAAGCTATCGCTAGTAACCGGATCTATTTCCGCATCCCATACTTCGCAATAAGAATGTTTGTTTACAAAATAGTTCATGCAGTTTAAGCAAGTTTCAAACATTGGTTTGTCTATATACTCAGATAGGTTATCCTTAGTTACAATTAGGTTAGCGTATTCTGTGTAATTGAACATTGGCATTGCCCAATCTGGTGCCAATACCGTGTCTTTATCCCATTCTTGCTCATATATCTTATCTAAATAGTCAGTGTCTATCTCATTGTCAGAATCAAGTATGATACAATAGTCTGTCGTTGATAGGCTTATAGCCACATACTTATTTGCATAACAATCTCTGTTGCTTAAATTTCTAAATAGTTTAACCTTTTTTAGCTTATCACATTCTTGCTTTAATTGGTTATAAATAGGCAAGTCACTCATGTCGTCCACTATTACAATGTTTTTAACACGAGGATCGTCATATACCTTACTAAAACTTTTCAATGTCATTTCTACCCTATCCCAAGTTGGGATACATATACATATTTCTCTCATAAATTTCCTAGTTTTTGATAATATCTTTGTTCTATAAATGGCTGCCAGTCAATAAAGGTATTACCTATATCTGATACGCCCGGCCTTTGAGTGCATAAAAGTGGATAAGTAATATAAGTTGTCCCATGGCATTGTATCTTGCTGACAATGCAATTGTCTATTGGAGCTTCTAAAACCGCCCCTAATATCTCCTTCATTCCATGCAGTGATATTGCCCAAGCATGGGTTGCATATGCATTTTCTACCAATAAAAGGTTAGGCGAGGCTCTTAGTTTAAAACCTGTTGTGCATTGCGCCCCAAGATATAGTATATCCCATATGGCAGGCAATTGCTTTACAACTTCATTCATTGTATCGTTAGGGTTGCCACAAGAATCAACAAACATAGCGTCATCTTCAAAAATCAAAACTGACTCCCATTCGTTTTTTATCGCTTCTCTAAATATGTTTTCTACTGTTATACGCAAGCCTTCTGCACCATTTTCATGCTTTGTCGCATTGATTAATTCGTATGGTATACCCCATTTGTAAAGTTGCTCTGCAATCTCTATTAGCCTATCTGTCCTTTCCGGCAAGTTTATGACAAATATTTTAGTAAAAAAGTTAGTCCAAGACATTACGCTAGTTTAGTTTGTGGGAAAAAGTCAGTCAATTTGAATTTGGCTTCAGGTTTTTTAAAGTTTGCTCTTTTGTAATAATCTGCAAATAAAGTCCATCCGCCTCCCATTACTAAGTCAGATACCTCTGTTTCGTTTACATTGAATTTAATCAAGCCATCATATTTATCATCTATTAATTCTGGGTATATTATCTTCCCTTCTTTACCATGCGTCAAAATGTATTGTTCCCAAAGGTTTACCATTAAGGCTTTGTTATCCGCATTAGGATCTACTCCGTAATTTGATTTGTCTGGCAATCTTATTAGAAACGATTCGCAATAATTGTCAACAAAGAACTTTCGCAAGCCGCCATCCATCTTTGCCTCTATTAGCATTTGGCCTCCATAAGCAAAGCATTGTAGCACCATATCCATATGGAATAGTTCTACCATCTTAGGTCTTGCGTGGTATTTGGAAACAAACATCATATTATAAACAGGATCGTTTATGCCAATATCATATCTATTTAAAACCAAGCTAGTTGCCTTTGAACCTTCTCCATGTTCAACAACTGAGTTTTGGAATGGATCACATCCCATTATAAACTGCACTGAATTTTTAGGCAAAAATAAATTACCCCTTCTTGTGTATGTTTCGCCTTTTGTTATCTTAAAATTCTTAGCCCTAGTCCATCTTGCTGCCTCTTTGCTAGTTGTTTCCCATACTGCTTCTGTAAATGGCACTCCGTCTTTCCAAGTCCAATTACCATATTCAAGCACTTCTTTCTCATTAATTTTGGCTATTTCATAAAGGTCGTTAAGCAATACCGCATCAAAATGGCAATTGGTATTTCTAAGCATGAACATCTCCCTTTCATCAAAAGGATTCATTCTTATCTCCTCCTCTAACTGCACGCCTTCTAATTGCTTACGCTTGGCTAATAAATATTCTTTAGCTCCCAACTTTACATCTTCTTCATTTAAATCACCTGCGCCAACGTAATTATCAACTAAATATTTATATTGTTCTTCTGTTGGTGGCCCGATTACACTCATACCATATCGATCAATAAAGCCTAGATAACCATCATACGCGGGCGAGAAATACTTAACCAAACGATTTGGCGTCTTGGGATATTTCAAATGATCGGCAGCATCCCATACTATCTTGAACTCCTCACCCCCGCTAGTCATACTATTCGAGGTTGATGGACATTCAATAAATCCTACTCTCTTGGCACCTTTTACCAATGTTTTACTTACAATGGATAAGAATGTCGAGAATGGCGTTTCTTTTGCCCATTTCCCGCCTTCATCAAATAAACCACGACTAAGACGACCAGAGTCATAAGAGTTCAAGGAAGGCGCACGATAATCAATTCTAGACCTATGTCCGGTATCATTATCAATTGCATTACCCTTTGTGCCTTTAATATCTACTGACTTATGGGCAAATACAAGTTCGCTTACACTGTCTTTGTTGTTTAATTGCTTGGGCTTTAGGAATACCGGTAGTTGTCTGTAACCAAAAGAAATCATATTGGTAAAGGCTGCCTTAGCATCTATTTGCGTTTTACTTGTCAAACCACAAAAACTATTCTTATAGAAAATACACTCGTAAACTATATTTGATGTTGCTTGAGATGTCGCACCTTCACGGCGTTTCTTGCCTCGCACAACACCTAAGCACCACGGAGTCTTTTCCCAATGGTCTAAAAACAAAAAGTATCTTCTATCTGCGTCCCTAAAATCACCATAGATATCATCCTCTAGCTTCCACCATTGAAGGTAAAAATAATGTTTACCTGTAATGTATGTGGCTTTACCATTGTTGTAAAACCAGAACCCTTTCTTGCATCTATCTACTTCTCTTGTGGCAAAAGCTGCCTGTTGTGCATCAAGCAAGGCGTTACCCTCCTTATCGTATTCTACCGATTGAAAAATATTAGGCAGTTCTTTTCTTCTCCAATACTGTTCGGCAGGATTAGATTCACACCAATTTTCTACTTCAGTATCACATTCAGGTAGGGTAATGTTGGTTCCGTATATACTTATTACTTCAGCCATTATCTTCTAGATTCAGCTATACTTTCTACAAATGGCTTTTTGACTACATCCTTTTGCTCATCGCCAGTAACACCAGCAGATATGCCTAAGTCTTTAATTGCCGTTGACAAGGCAGAGCTATCATTCCAAATAGCTTTTAATCTTTCAAAAGTCTTGTCTTTTGGATCTTCTAAAAGCAAATGGGATAAGTTGGTCTTATTAAGCAAATCAGCCATTTCATTTGCCTTTCTATTCAAAGCGTAAAACAACTTGGCAGCCCCGTTCTGTTCATATAGGGCTACCTTTTGTCTTAATTCTTCTAATGTTTCCATTTAGATAGTTTTAGTTAATACAAATATATAAACTATCTTCTTAACAACCTTCTTTTACGTTCAATCAATCTCTCCATAGCCGTTTTTTTCTTTTTACCAAAAACTGCTTCTTTAGCTTCTTTTGTAGCTTCGGTCTTAGCTGCTGAAATTTCCTTACCAGCCTCCTTAGCTTCTAATGATACAAAAGGAACCGGATTTGGAGAATCTGTAATTACATAGCCATTGTAAAGATTAGTTAGCTTTTCTGCAATTAATCTATCTCTTTCTTTTACAAACTTATTAAACTGCTCTTTGGTTGCTATTTCTTTAGTAGTTGGATTTTTTAATTCAAAAGAATAATATGTATCATCTGTTCTAGCGTGCTTTTTAATAACATCCTCTAATGGCTGCTTCGCTTGATTATATTGCTTTTCAATTCCAACCTTAATACCAGTTATTGCTGGCAAACCTTTTGTAATTAACCCCCATGTGCCATCATCTTCTAAATATGTTTTTAAATCTCTTAATGCTAATGGAGTTAATGAATTTTTTGCAATATCATTAAAACTTAATGGTTCCCCATCAAATCCTTCTCTAAAAGCCACATCAAGACCAAGACCATACGCAGGTGCCATTTTACCTCTTATAAACTTATAGCTTTCTTTCTTAAAATCAGCTCTCATTTGCTCATCATTAATATATCTTACCCCCATCAACATAAGTATTATATATCTAACAACTGAAGTAAATCTACCATATGGATTCCATGAATCGCCAGTTGACAATTGTTTTAATTGACCAAATGTTACACTTCTTGGATCATAATCAACTTCAAAATCATCATCTAAAGCAATAGCTGCCATAATTAAATAAGGAACAGTGATTGCCGTAGCCATTTTACCAATAGCTGCCTTTTTCAATTCAGGAGATAAACTAGCATAATAACCTTTTCTACCTAATGACCAATTATATAAATCACCTATTCCTAATAAATTCAATGTAGAACCAATCATCTTTGGGGCCCAAGTTAAAGATGATAAAGTTTTTAACCAACCTGTTTTAAATTCTTCTGATAATTCCCCTCTAGCAGTCATTTCATTTGCTACTCTTGCAGCGTCTTTAAACTCTTTTTCATGGGTTTCTATCGTTTTACCTTCTGCTTCTAGATGGCTTACGCTTTCTAAGAATAACCTTAATCTTACATAGTTTCCGGCTGCAACCGCAATTCTTTCAAAAGGAGCTTTAATTATTGTTGCTAAAGAATATTTTTTTCCTTTTATTTCTACACTTCTTTCTAAAAAGTCTGTTCCGCCTAATTGTTCTTCTCTTAGACTTTCTTTTAAAGTTTGTGGATCTAAAATATCTAAACCAGAAACCTCAATTAAATTTGCAAGTTCTTTATTTTGAAAAATTTGTACTATTTCTCTCTTAAACCTGCCTTCATTAAAAATAACTTTTCTTTGCTCATTCAATACTTTAGGCAATAATAATGGATTAGACCATATAGCTGGGCCAAGTTGAATGAATATAAAAGAGTTATCTAGAGTAGCTAAAATTCCGGATAAGGTACTTTTAAATTCAGGCCACCACTTTTTCATTATCTTTTCCCTAATATTCATTTTGCTAACCTCATCTTTAGCTAATGAAACTTCAAACTCATGCTTTTTATCTGACAATTCCTTTACAGATTGAATATAAGCCTCATATTCTTTAGGATATTTCTTTCTAAATTCAGGATTTTCTAAAAATGATGGGGCTTTTATTGTTTTTTCAAAATCTCCTTTTTCTATTTTCTCATCAAGTTCTTTAATTTTTTCAAGATTTTTTTCTTTTAAAGAATTGATTTTTGATAAATCATAAAAACCAACTTCTTTCTTTAAATCTCTTAATTCATTTCTTAATTGAGTAAGTCTTTGATTTTGTTCAATTTTAGCCTTTTCATTAGTTGGCATATTGCCAGCCATGATGTCCTCAATCTTAGCAATCAATTCAGCTTCTTTTTTTAATTCAGCTTTCTTTAATTGCAATTGGGATAATAATGGCTTTTCTTTTTTATACCTTCCTGCAATAACATCAAATATATCTTTTTCAGATAATCCATCTATTTCATTCCTTAAATCAACATAAATGCGGCTTACTATTTCTTTCAAATCATCAACACCTTCTTCTATATAAGACGCCATTAATTTGCTAACATCCGGCGCAATCGCAACAAGTTGTTGAGCTTTTTTGGTTGGAACAGGAAAAGGCAATGCCATTAAGACATCACTAGGCTTGTCCTTGTCTTTCCATTTTTGTTTAATAGATTCTATAATAGATTTTCTATCTGCCTTATAGTCTTTTGTTTTTTGGTAAGGCTTTCTCTTAGCTTTTTCTTCTTTAAATACTGTTTCAGCAAGCAATTGAGTGTTAAGCTCATCATTAATTTCCAACTTGGCTTC